ATGATTACAGAGCTCAGGAGTTCCCTGGAGGATCAACATCCACAGCGGCAACTCACGTATTAAAGATTGTAAAAGCATAATCTAAATACGCTAGTAATTAACTAAACGAAATTAACCCCCGGCACTTCGGTTCCGGGGGTTTTTTATTGGAAAATAGCTTACTTAAGCATGGTATAAATATTATAAATATGGTGAGAGAACAATTAAAGGATAGAAAATGCCAAGCATAAATTTTCCGAGTGGTCCGTCGCTCAATGATACATACAATCTAGGTACTCGTACCTGGAAATGGAATGGTGAGGCGTGGGCTTTACAACCACTAACAGGTGGTTTTACAGGATCGCAAGGTTATTCAGGTTCAAAAGGAACCTTGGAAGCAGCTTCAGATAATACTTTAGACAACAATACTAAAGTAATATTTGGTGACGCTGGAGAGTATATATCTGGTGATGGTACAGATTTAAAAATAAATTCAAGTGACCAAATTCATATAACCGCTGGTAGAATTGGATTTGGTACAATTAATCCTGCAAAACAATTTCAGATAAATGCTTCTTCTTCTGATATGCCATTTTTAAGATTAGAAACAATAGATGGTGGTAATAAACGATTAGATTTCAGAGTTGAAAGTTCAATTGGTATTATTGGAGCAAATCAATCTTCTCAACAGTTAGCCTTTGAAACTTATGGATCAGAACGTATGCGAATTAAGTGGGATGGTAATGTTGGAATAGGTACAACAAATCCAGCGGAAAAATTAGACGTAGTAGGTAATGTTAAAATAACAGGTGCTTTAACATTGTCTAGCGGAGTTACTAACTCAACAAGTATTACAATAAAAGATTCAAGTGGTAGTACATTAAAAACTATGTATGGTACAACAAGTTAATTAAGGATAAATATAAACATGGCAACACCAGCAACAAGAGAACAATTAAAAGATTACGCTTTAAGATCATTAGGTCAACCAGTTATAGAGATTAACGTTGATGAAGATCAATTGCAGGATAGAATAGATGAAGCTATGCAATACTATTCTCAATTTCATATGAATGCAATAAGAAGATGTTATCTAAAATACAAATACACACAAGCAGATTATGATAGAATTGTAACAAATGGAGATGTTTCAGAATCAATAACTAAAAATTCTATTACAAATACTTGGATGGAAAATCAAAATTATATAATTGTTCCTGAAACAGTTATTTCGGTTACAAATATTTTTCCATTTTCAAGTAAAGGAAGTTTAAATTTATTTGATGTAAGATACCAAATGAGATTAAATGATTTATATGATTTTTCTTCAACATCGGTAGTTAACTATGATGTTGTATTAAGACATTTAGATTTTTTAGATCATATTTTAGTAGGTGAAAAACCTTTAAGATTTAATCAAAATGATAACAAATTATTTGTTGATATGGATTGGAAAGAAGATTTAAGAGTCGGTGAACATTTAGTTATAGATTGTTTTAGAAAATTAGATCCAGCAACTAATACCGATATATATAACGATCAATGGTTAAAAAGATATGTAACTGCTTTGTTTAAAAAACAATGGGGAGCAAACTTATCTAAATTTAATGGCGTTGCTATGATAGGTGGAGTATCACTTAACGGAGGTCAATTATACTCCGAATCACTAACAGATATAGAAAAATTAGAAACAGAAATTAGAACAACATTTGAAGAGCCTCATAACTTTCTGATAGGGTAAACAACTATGGTAGTAATGAATCCATATTTTCAGTCAGGCGATGGTATTGGGAATGCATCCGAAAAATATCTTTACGAAGATTTAATCATAGAAGGATTAAAAATATATGGTAATTTAATTTACTATATGCCAAGAAGTATTGTAAATCAATCTTTGGTTTTAGGTGAAGATGTTAATAGTAAATTTAAAAATGCTTTTCCTATTGAAATGTATTTTGAAAGTACTGAAGGATTTGCAGGTCAACAAGAATTAATTAGTAAATTTGGATTAGAAATTAGAGAAGATACAACTCTAATGGTTTCTAAAAGAAGATTCCATAATAAAGTAAACGTAAAAACAAATTTAGAAGTACCAGGTAGACCTAACGAAGGAGATATTTTATTCTTTCCTTTGATGAATAGTTTCTTTGAAATTCAATTTGTAGAAGATCAGGAACCTTTCTTTCAATTAGGTAATTTACCTGTTTATAAATTAAGAGTTACACGTTGGGAATATGCAAACGAAACAATTGCTACTGGCGTTGCAGGTATTGACGCTAAAGAAGCTAAATATTCTGTAAACTTATTAGTAGATAGATTTACTTTAGAAGATGAAAAAGGTACAGTACAATTAGAACAAGATGACACTAAATCTGGTAATGCTAATTTCTTAATTAATGAAAGTTATGACGCAACAAAAACAACTGTACAAACTCAATCTGATTATGCACAAAATTTAGATTTAGATACGGCAGCCGGTTTTGATACAGAATCCGTAACAGATGATGTATTAGATTTCACTGAAAGAAATCCATTTGGAGAGGTAGATCAATAATGTTTGGAACACCATTTTACAATGAAGGATTAAGAAAGATTATAATTGCATTTGGACAATTATTCAATAACATTGTTATAGAAAATGTCAATAGAACAACAGGCGCTGTTACAAAAAGAATAAAAGTTCCTTTAGCATATGCACCTAAAGAAAAGTTTTTAGTTCGTTTAGAACAACAACCAGATTTAACTGATAGATCATTTGCAATAACTTTACCAAGAATAGGATTTGAAATATCAGGATTACAATATGATCCTAGTAGAAAGTTAACAAGAGTTCATAAATTTAGAAAAACAAAAGTAGATTTATCTAGATCACAATCAGCCGCTTTATTAGATAGAGTACAAATGGAAGATGAGAGTGGTCTTATTATAAATGAAAAAGCAAATGCTACTACAGGTCATGCAGAATATATATTACATGAAACAGATTCTAGTGGTTTAACTTCTTCAGGAGCAAAAAATAGTTTTAACTATACACCTGTACCATATAACATAAGTTTAAATGTTTATGCCTTTACAGCAACTGCTGAAAATGGTTTACAAATTGTAGAACAAATTTTACCTTTCTTTCAGCCAGATTATACGGTTACAGTAAATGTTTTACCTGAAATGAATATAAAAAGAGACGTACCAATTATTCTTAACACTATTAATTATGAAGATAGTTATGATGGTGCTTTTACAAATAGAAGAGCAGTAATATATACAATGAATTTTACAGCGAAGACATACTTATTTGGTCCTACTTCTAATCAAAGTGTTATCAAAAAAGTACAATCAGAATTATATACATCTTCAAATTTGGATACTGCTTCACGTGAAGAAAGAATAATAATTGTGCCTGATCCAATAACAGCTGACGCTGATGATGATTTTGGATTTACAACAACTATAAGTAATTATGCCGATGGTAAAAAATATAACCCAAAAACTGGACAAGATGAGTAATGGAAAGAGATAGACATAGACAACTGAATGAACATACTGCTAAAAATAATAGAGAAAAAAAAACTTTAGAATTAACTAAAAGTATGAGAAAAGAAGTTAATATTGGTGCAACAGGTACACAAAAATATAGAATTAAAGTAGGACCTAATAAAGGTAAAGTATTATAATGAACAATATAGAAGACAAAGTAAATGAAATTTTAGGTATTGAGACTGCAACTGAAAACGCTGTGGTAGAAAAAAAAGAATTTAAACCTCTAGTTCCTAGAGTTGAAGATAAAGATAAGACAGACGTAGATAACGATTACAAATATAGTAGAGATAACTATTTCCATTTAATTGATAAAGGTAATGAAGCTATTGATGGTATATTAGAAATTGCAAAGGAAGGTCAACACCCTAGAGCATATGAAGTTGCAGGACAATTATTAGGACAAGTTGCAACTACAGTTGATAAATTACAAGACTTACAAAAGAAATTAAAAGAATTAAAAGAAGTACCAAAGATTGCAAGTACAAATGTTAAGAATGCTCTTTTTATTGGATCAACTGCTGAGTTACAAAAGATGTTAAATAGTAAACAAAAAGATGAGAATATTGAAAGCAAAAACGTTACACCCGAACAAAAGGATAATACCGATAAGTGATATAACTTATCTTAAAACCTACGGCGTACCGTTAAAAGAATTATTAGATGGACAAGAATTGATTAACCCGATAGAGGTTTACACACATAAAATAAGTGAGAATATTAGATATGGAGTTAATGGAAAAATATATATGGAGAAAAAGTGGAGTGTACATAAAGGCAACCAAAGATTAAAAGCTGCTTTAAAATTAGGTTACACACACATAGAGGCAATAGTAATAAATGAGTGAAGCATATTTAGGAAACCCGAATTTAAAAAAGATTAATACACCACAACATTTTACTAAAGAAGAAATAGTAGAATATCAAAAGTGTGCTGAGAACCCTATTTACTTTATGGAAAATTATATCCAGATTGTATCACTTGACGAGGGTTTAATACCTTTTAAGATGTATCCTTTTCAAAAGATAATAGTAAATACGATACATAATAATAGATTTACAATCTGTAAACTACCAAGACAATCAGGAAAATCCACAACAACAGTATCATATCTTTTACACTTTGCATTATTTAATCCAAACAGTAATATTGCCATACTTGCCAATAAGTCCTCTACTGCTAGAGATATTTTAAGTAGAGTACAATTAGCATATGAAAATTTACAAAAGTGGTTACAACAAGGTGTAATTAATTGGAACAAAGGTAATATAGAATTAGAAAATAAATCAGTTATTGTGGCGGCTGCTACATCTTCAAGTGCTATAAGAGGTGGTTCATATAATATAATATTTCTTGACGAGTTTGCTTTCGTACCTACTAATATTGCTGAATTGTTTTTTAGTTCAGTTTATCCTACAATATCTGCTGGTACAAAAACTAAAATGGTTATAGTATCTACACCTTATGGTATGAATATGTTTTATAAACTTTGGATGGATTCTCAAACCAAAAAAAATGATTATATACCTATTGAAGTACATTGGAGTGAAGTACCAGGACGTGATGAAAAATGGAAAGAAATGACCATACGTAATACAAGTGAGGAACAATTTCAACAAGAGTTTGAGTGTGAGTTTTTAGGTTCTGTAAATACTTTAATATCAGCTACAAAAATTAAACAAATACCTATTATAACTCCTATAAAATCGGCTCAAGGTGTTGATGTATACGAAGATAAAATAGAAGGACATACTTATGTTTGTACAGTGGACGTTTCAAGAGGTGTTGATAAAGATTATTCTGCCTTTCTGGTATTTGATGTGTCTGAAATGCCTTACAAAGTTGTGGCCAAATATAGAAGTAACGAAATTAAACCCTTTGTATTTCCTAATATAATTAACAGAGTATGTTTAGCATATAATCATGCACATATATTAACAGAGGTTAATGATATAGGTCAGCAAGTAGCAGAGGCTTTACAGTTTGAGATTGAATATCCTAATATATTAATGACTACTCAAAAAGGTCGTGCTGGTCAAATATTAGGTGCAATGTTTAGTGGTCGTGGTTCATCTATGGGTGTTCGTATGACAAAAATGATAAAAAGAGTTGGTTGTTCTAACTTAAAAACTATAATTGAAGGAGATAAACTTATAATAAATGATTGGCATATTATACAGGAGATGTCAACCTTTACTAAAAGAGGCCAAAGTTGGCAGGCTGAAGACGGATCAAATGATGATTTAATGATGTGTTTAGTCATATTTGGTTGGTTATCTAATCAACCTTTCTTTAAAGAATTGTCTAATACTAATGCTCGTTTAAAAATGTACGAGGAACAAAAGAATTTGATAGAGCAGGACATGGCACCGTTTGGTTTTGTAGACGATGGTGTTCACGATCCAGAGGAAGATAAGGAAGCTGTTGATGAATATGGTACCAGGTGGTTTCCGGCAACAAGAAAAGGTCAATAGTTTACAATATCCAACATTTATAAATACCTTTAACTGATACGTTTAAATATGGGCGTAAGAAAACTTACGATTTGTGAAATATACAATTAATAATTAGCTAATTAAGAGGAGAATAAACTATGGCATTTCAAGTATCGCCAGGCGTTCTCGTTCAGGAGAAAGATTTAACAAGAATCATTCCCGCTGTATCAACATCAATTGGTGCCTTTGCTGGCGAGTTCAGAAAAGGTCCTTTAGATGAGGTTACATCAATATCTAGTGAGCAAGAGTTAGTAACAGTTTTCGGCAAACCGGATTCAAATAATTTTGAATCTTTTTTTACAGCTGCAAACTTTTTATCTTACTCTAACGCATTAAGAGTTGTACGAGCACAAAATACTGGTTTAGCAAACGCTACCGTTTCAGGTAGTTTGTTTGTAGTAAAGAACACACAAGACTATCAGGATAACTATTCTGGTGGAGCGGCTACAGTTGGAGAATGGGCGTCTAGAACAGCAGGAGCTTGGGGTAATACCTTAAAAGTTTCTGTATGTCACAGCGCAACAGGTTTCCAAGAAAACGCTAAAACAACACTCGCTGACGCAGCTATGGCTGTTGGTCATACGACAGTAACATTAACATCTGGAACAGGCTTTAACGTAGGAGACATAGTTGAGTTTTCTAAAACAGCTGCAGGTTCAGATTATGATGGTTACAAATATAAAATAACAAGTATCGCAACAAACGATATTACATTTACAAGAGCAGACACAGGTCAAGGTGGATTACATATAGTTCCAGCTAATGGTGCAAACGTAAAGAGACTTTGGGAATACTATGACATGGTGTCAAGTGCTCCTGGAACATCTCCATTTGCAACTTCAAAAGCAGCTACTAACGATGAAATGCACGTGGTCGTGGTAGACGAAGATGGCGACATAACAGGAACACGTGGTGAAGTGTTAGAAGTTTATGATAAAGTATCAAAAGCTTCAGACGCAAAAACACCACAAGGAGATTCAAATTATTACTCAAACGTAGTTTTCAATAGATCAAGTTATATCTATTGGATGGATCACCATGCTTCTGGATCAAATTTTGGAACAGCAGCTAGTGGAATTACTTTCACAGCTATTGATACACCAAAATCTGACAGTCTACAAGCAGGCGCTGACGGTTCAGCCGCTTCTACAGGTCAAATCAAAACATCATACGAAATGTTTGAAGATTCTGAAACTGTGGATGTTGGTTTAATCATGGGCGGTAAATGTGACGCTACTAAAGTTGACGACTTAATCTCTATAGCAGAGAAAAGAAAAGACGCTATCGCATTCGTATCTCCAGAGAGATCAGATGTGGCTAACGTTGCTTCTTCAATCACGCAAACACAAAACGTACTAGCATTTATGAACGGTATCCGTTCTTCATCTTACGTTGTGTTAGATAGTGGTTACAAGTATATGTACGACAGATATAATGACGTATATAGATATGTACCATTAAATGGAGATATTGCAGGTCTAGCAGCTAGAACCGATATAATCGCAGATAGTTGGTGGTCACCGGCAGGTCTTAACAGAGGTATTATCAGAGGCGCAGTTAAACTAGCATACAATCCAAATAAAGCACAAAGAGACGAGTTATATAAAGCTCGTGTTAATCCTGTGGTAACTTTCCCAGGACAAGGCACAGTTCTTTTTGGTGACAAAACTGGATTAAGTGCTCCAAGTGCTTTTGATAGAATCAATGTTAGAAGATTGTTTATTATTTTAGAGAAGGCAATATCAACTGCTTCTAAATATCAACTCTTTGAGTTCAATGATGAATTTACAAGAGCTAACTTTAGAAACATTGTAGAACCTTTTTTAAGAGAAGTACAAGGTAGACGAGGTCTCACAGACTTTATGGTAGTATGTGACGAAACAAATAACACAGGTGAAGTAATTGATAGAAATGAATTTATTGCTGAGATATTTATTAAACCAGCAAGAAGTATCAACTTTATTACATTACAATTCATCGCAACACGGACTGGCGTTTCTTTTGAAGAAGTCGCAGGCGGTTAATAGTAGAGAAGGAGAAATAAAAAATGGCAAACATTAATGACTTCAAAGCTAAACTTGCAGGCGGTGGCGCAAGAGCCAATCAGTTTAAGGTTACAATGCCTTTTCCTGGTTACGCACAAGTTGGTGGCGAAATAGAAGACTTAGCGTTTTTATGTACAGCTACATCTATACCGAGCATGACAGTTGCAAACGTCAATGTTCCTTTTAGAGGTAGAGCTATAAAAATAGCAGGTGATAGGACAATTCCGGCATGGTCAATTACGGTACTAAACGATACAAATTTCAAAATCAGAAATGCTTTTGAAAGATGGCAGAATGGTATTAATAATATGACTGACAACGAGGGATTAACTAATCCAGTTGATTACCAAGTTGACGCATTTGTAGATCATCTTGACAGAAACGGTAATAACGTTAAATCATATACTTTGAGAGGTTTATACCCGACAGAGATAACTGGTATTGATTTAAGTATGGGCGAAACAACAGAAATAGAAACTTTTGGTGTTACGTTTGAATATCAATACTTTGAAACAAATACTACAACGTAATAAAAAATTAGGGGGCGGTCTTCGGATCGCCCTTTTAAAACTATTATAAGTAGTATCGTATAAACAAATAGGAGTTAAATTATGGCAGAATTTTTTGGATTTAAGATTACCAGAGATAAACCTAAATCCGATCCAAAACAAAACTTTAGTACACCTCAAGCAGAGGACGGCACACAAGTTGTCGCCGCTGGAGGATATTTTGCGTCTCACCTTGACATGGAAGGTAACGCAAAGACTGAAGCAGACCTCATAAGAAGATACAGAGAAATTTCAATACATCCAGAATGTGATATGGCAATTGAGGATATTGTCAATGAAGCAATAGTTGCAAATGAAAATAGACAAGCTGTTAGATTAGTAACAGATGGTGTACCTTATGGACGTGATGTAAAGAGACGAGTAGAGGAAGAATTTTCAGAAATATTAAGATTAATGCAATTCAACACTAGAGGTCACGACCTTTTTAGACGTTGGTATGTTGATGGTAGAATTTATTTCCAAAAAATAATAGATACTGAAACAGGCAAAATGGGTATTACTGAACTTAAATATATAGACCCACGAAAAATTAAAAAGATTAGAGAAGTAAGAAAGAGAAGACCAGACGGAGTTGCTCCATCGGCTACGAATTTAGTAGACGAAACTATGGAGTATTTTTTGTATAATGAAAGAGGTGTAGGTGGTGCTAGTTTACAAGGTATTAAAATAGCAATAGATACAATCGCATTTTGTCCGTCAGGATTAATAGATCAAAATAAAAATATAGTTTTATCATATTTACATAAAGCAATTAAACCAGTTAATCAATTAAGAATGATTGAAGACGCTGCTGTTATTTACAGAATAGCAAGAGCACCTGAAAGAAGAATATTTAAAATTGATGTTGGTAATTTGCCTAAAATGAAAGCTGAACAATATTTAAGAGACGTAATGGCAAGATACAGAAATAAACTTGTCTATGACGCAAACACAGGAGAGATTAGAGACGATAGAAACTATATGTCAATGTTAGAGGACTTTTGGTTACCAAGTAGAGAAGGTGGTAGAGGTACAGATATTACTACATTACCAGGAGGCCAAAATCTAGGAGAAATTACAGACATAGAATACTTTAGAGCAAAACTTTATAGATCATTGAATGTACCATCAAGTAGATTAGAAGCTTCAACAGGATTTAATTTAGGAAGATCAACAGAAATAACAAGAGACGAATTAAAATTTACTAAATTTGTTCAAAGATTAAGAAAGAAATTTATTGAACTGTTTAATGATATTTTAAGAACACAATTAGTATTAAAAGGAATCATTGCTGAAGAAGAATGGCCAATGATTAGAGATAATATATTCTATGACTTTTTACAAGACGGTCACTTTGCAGAATTAAAGCAGTCTGAAATGTTAAAAGAAAGAGTAGCATTAGCAAATGATGTAAGAGACTATGTTGGAAAATATTTTTCAGTTGAATATGTTAGAAAAAATATATTAAAACAATCAGCTCAAGACATAGAAAAAATAGATAAACAAATTAAAACAGAAGTTGATAAAGGAATCATATCATCACCTGGAAATCAGGTTGTTGATAGTGAAAATACTTATTAATAAATGGAAAGGAATGAAACATGCCAAATCAAGAAATAAAAAATTTTATAGATAAATTAGGTACAGGCGATAATGCCGGAGCCGGTGACGCTTTTAAAGACGCATTAAGAGGAAAAGTAGGAGATTCATTAGATCAGAGAAGACAAGATATAGCTGGTAAAATGTTTGCAGAACCTCATAGTGATAAAAAACCTGAAGTAGCAACTCCAGGACAATTCAACAGAGACGGAACAATCACAAATGTTGACGGTACAGCAGGTAAATCAGCTGAAGAATTATCAGCAGAAACTAAACCTGAAATAGCAGAACCATTTGCTGAGCCGGTGCAAGCTGCACCAGAAACTCCAGCGGTTGATACTCCAGCGGTTGATACTCCAGCAGAAGCACCAACAGAAACATAAAATTATGTTGAGAGTTAGTGACATTGTGGAAAATAATAAACTATTTGACAGCAATGCATATAAAGGATTACCTCCGGTTATGCAGTCTGCTGTTAGAGAAATTTTTGAAATTATAGAAAAAGACAAAAATATTACTGCTGATAATATAGTAGTAAAATTTGAAAGTGCTTTAGATGATGTTGCTACTCTAAACAGTTTAGAAAAAGAACAAATAGAACAATATTTTGATGAAGAAATAATAGAGAAATTAGGAGAGGAATAATAGATGGCTGATACGGTAACAACACAAACAATTGCTGATACATCTGGTATCAAGTACGTAGTAAAAATAACCAATGTTTCAGATGGAACAGGTGAGTCTATGGTTACAAAGGTTGACGCTAGCGCATTAACTTTTATGACAGAAGATGGTAATAGAAAATTAAGTAAGATATGGTATTCTGTAAATACGTCAAATAATAAGTCAGCCGTTGAGTTATTATGGGACGGAGTAACCAATTCAACTATATGTTTACTATCAGGAAATGGTCATTGGGATTTAAGAACACCTGGAAATGAGATTATAAACAATGCTACCACACCAACAGGTGATGTATTGTTAAGTACAAAAGATTTTGCTATAGGCGATAATTACACAATTATTGTTGAGTTTAGATAGAAATTCTTATAAATATACATTAGAACCTACAAGAGGGAGAAAATGAGATTAATATCCGAAGAAGTCCAAAATGCAGAGTACATTGTAGAAGATAACAATGGAAAAAAGGACTACAAAATTAGAGGTATCTTTTTACAAGCAGAAATTAGAAATAAAAATGGACGTGTTTATGAAAAAAGCATACTTGAAAAAGAAGTAAACAGATATAATAGAGAATTTATCAATAAAAGAAGGGCTTTTGGTGAGTTAGGACATCCTGATTCTCCAACTGTTAATTTGGAAAGAGTTAGTCATATGATAACTAAACTTCATCCAGATGGAACTAATTTTATTGGTGAAGCTAAGATAATGAATACCCCATACGGTAAGATCGTGAAAGGTCTTATAGATGAAGGCGCTCAATTAGGTGTATCATCACGAGGTATGGGTTCGTTACAAACAAGAGGTGGTGTAAATTATGTAGGTAGAGATTTTTATTTAGCTACAGCCGCTGATATTGTTGCAGACCCTAGCGCTCCAGACGCTTTCGTAGAAGGCATAATGGAGAGTAAAGAGTGGGTTTGGGACAATGGTGTGCTCGTTGAAAAAGACTTAAGCGCTTGGAAACGAGACATAGAGGTTGCAAAAATACATGCTTTAGCGGAAGCGAAGGCGAATGTCTTTAAAAGTTTTCTTAAAAAACTCTAGTTTTATAAATAGTGCTACGAATTAATTTATAACTAGTTAAATTATAAATGTTTAAACATAAAAATAAGGAGATTTCTCAATGGCCGAAATAGACAAAAAAATTGAGGCAACAAAAGATCAAAAAGAGGTAGCTGAAAATGCTAATCCTAACGCTGATCTTCCGAAAAAGAATGCTGTTGCAGCTGAACCAACTCATCTGAAAAACGATGCCGAGGATTTAGGTGCGCCTGTAGTTAAACCTACTGACAGCAATCCGGATGCTTCAAAAACAGTTAAAACTGTTTCTGGACAACCTGCTCAAAAACATGAAGGTAAACCTGACGGTATGCCTACATTAAAAAAAGAGGAGAAAAAAGAAACAGCAACGGACACCGAAGATAAATCTACAGTAAAAGAAGGCGAATTGCCTGCTGGTCTGAAAAAACACCTTGACGCTAAAAAAGATGACAAGGAAGCTAAAACTGAAGAAGTTGAAGCGAAAAAAGATGACGAGAAAAAAGAGGATACTAAAGAGAAAGACATAGACGTAAAAGAACATGTTGACGCTTTAGTAGCTGGAAATACTGATTTATCGGAAGAGTTCAAAACAAAAGCTGCAACGATTTTTGAAACAGCAATTAAATCTAAAGTTAAAGAAATTGCAGAAGAAATGGAAGCAGATTATAATAAAAAATTCGAGAGCGAAACTTCTAGTGCTAAAGCTGAGTTAGTTGAAAAAGTCGATTCTTATCTATCATACGTGGTAGAGGAGTGGATGAAAGAAAACGAACTTGCTTTGGAAAGAGGGATCAAAGGCGAAATCGCTGAGGACTTTATCAGTGGTCTTAAAAAATTATTTGAAGATCATTACATAAATGTTCCAGATGAAAAATATAATGTACTTGAAGATCAAGCTTCAAAGATTGAAACGTTAGAAAAGAAACTTAACGAATCAATTGAAAAGAATGTTGAATTAAGTAAGTCAGCTAACAAGTATAAATCAGCTGAAATTTTAGATGAAACATCTAAAGATTTAACTGACACAGCTAAAGAAAAATTCAACAAGCTTGCTGAAGAGGTGGATTATTCAACAGAGGCAGATTTTAGAGCTAAGATAGCAATCATTAAAGAAAGTTATTTTAGAACAAAAGACGCTGGTGACGGACACGATGATGTAGCGGCAGGCGAAGGTCAAAACGAAGACCTAAGCAATGCGATGGCTGCTTATAGTGCCGCTATAAGTCAGACAAAAGATATTAAATTATCAACAAAGTAAAATAAAAAAGGGAGATAAAATAACATGTATTTATCAGAACAATACGAAAAAAAATGGCAGCCAGTTTTAGAGCACCCTGATTTACCAAAAATCAGTGACTCTTACAAACGTGCCGTTACGGCTACTATCTTGGAAAACCAAGAAAGAGCTATGAAGGAGGACAGCGCATTTTTAAGTGAAGCTGCTCCTACGAATAATACTGCTGGAACTTCAAATTGGGATCCAATTTTAATTTCATTAGTACGAAGAGCAATGCCAAACCTTATCGCATACGATATTGCTGGTGTTCAACCAATGACTGGTCCAACAGGACTTATTTTCGCAATGAGATCAAGATATACTTCAGCAACAGGTAACGAAGCGTTATTTGACGAAGCTGATACTGATTACTCATCTAGAAATGCTGCTGGCGATTCAGTTACTCACGATGGTGTTACTGAACATAGAGGAACTAATCCTTCTGTTCTTAATGACGCACCTGCTGGCGAGTATACTAGAGGTCAAGGTATGACAACAGCTGGCGCTGAGGCATTAGGCGACGCTACTGCAAACGCATTTGCTGAAATGGCTTTCTCAATTGAGAAAACTACAGTGACGGCGAGAAGTAGAGCTCTTAAAGCAGAATATACTATGGAACTTGCTCAAGATTTAAAAGCAATCCATGGCTTAGACGCTGAAACAGAACTTGCAAACATTCTATCTGCTGAAATCCTTGCGGAAATCAACAGAGAAGTTGTAAGAGCTGTTTATATCAATTCAGAAAAAGGCGCTGCTACAAACACAACTACTGCTGGTGTATTTGATTTAGATACAGACTCAAACGGTAGATGGTCAGTTGAAAGATTCAAAGGTCTTATGTTCCAATTGGAAAGAGACGCAAACAGAATCGCACAAAGAACAAGACGTGGAAAAGGTAATATGATTATCTGTTCTGCTGATGTTGCTAGTGCTCTTCAAATGGCTGGTGTTTTAGATTACACGCCTGCATTAAACAACAATCTAAACGTTGACGACACTGGTAGCACATTCGCTGGTGTATTAAACGGTAGATTTAAAGTGTACATTGATCCATATAGTGCTAACTCAAGCGCTAGTCAATATTACGTTGTCGGTTACAAAGGTACTTCACCTTATGACGCTGGTATGTTCTATTGTCCGTATGTTCCATTACAAATGGTTCGTGCTGTTGGTCAAGATACTTTCCAACCAAAAATTGGATTTAAAACTAGATACGGTCTAGTTGCTAATCCTTTTGCGGAAACTGGTGCTGCTTCGGGTGCTGTAACTGGAATCACTGATTCTGGTACACCTAACTCAAACAGATATTACCAAAAAGTTAAAGTATCAAACATAATGTAATATTGTTTAATTGAAAACAAATTAAAAAGGGGGCTTCGGTCCCCTTTTTTTTGGCCTAAATAATCATATGCTTAAACTCTTTATATATTTTTGGATATTAATGATAGTAATAGCGTTTGGTCTAGGTTATATACACGGAAACCTAACTTTTTAAACATGTATAAATATTGTTATGAGTGATGAAAAAGAATATATGAAATATAAACCTGCCAAAGAAGGCAGTTTTAAATCATATGCACCAAGTATTATCAAAGGTATGGGGCCGAGGTTCAGCAATCGCTATGAATCTAAACTATTTCCAGCAAGTAAAGTAAATTTAGATTTATCTCATAGATGTCCATTAGAATGTCCTAGATGTTCAAGACAAATGCATTGGAGAAATAAAGGTAAAAGAGTACCAGGTAGAGATATAACAATAGAAGAATTTGAAAAGATTCTTGATTACTTTGACAGAATACAATTTTGTGGTCAATACTCTGATCCTATACATCACCCACACTTTATTGATTTCTTAAAAATGATACATGATAGAAAGAAAATAAGTCAAGTACATAATGCCTCTACACATAAACCAGATAGTTTTTTTATCAAAGCATGGGAAACAAATCCTGAAGCTCAATGGTGGTTTGGTATAGATGGTCTTCCTAAAGATAGTCACAAATATAGAGTACATCAAGATGGTGAATTGCATTTTAAAAGAGCGATCATGTCTAAAAAATATTTAAAAAAAACACCAATATGGCAAATGATAGTTTTTAGATATAATCAAAATTCAATAAAAGAATGTGTTAAACTGGCTGAAGATAATGGAATAGTTTTTAATTTAATAAATAGTGGTAGATGGTTAGGTCCAGATGATTGGTTAATGCCTGAAAATAAAACAGAGTCAAGAGGTGACTATGCTGAAACATGGGATCCTAAAGACAATAATCTAGTTGGGGCGGCACCAGATGTTATTATGAATGCGAATCCAGATGGTTCAAGGTATCAACACCCTACATTAAAAGATGGCTCTAATTATTTAGGTTTACCCGAACATATAAAAAGAGACGACTTAAAGAAAAGAAAAAATGACAGAGATTAAATTAAATTTTCCACATGTAACAGAATATAATAAATATGGAAAAATAAGTGAAGAAAATAAATTTCCTGACCAGGAAGATACTAAAATAGAACCTATGTGTATTAAGGGTAATATGAATCTTGCTATTACAAATAGAGGTCAATTAATACCATGTTGTAGATGTGATACAAATGAAAATATGACCGATCCAGAATTTAAAAAAATGATAGACGCAAGCCAACTAAAAGATTATAAAAGTATAGATGATATAATTGAATCGAATGTTTGGAAACAATTTTATGACCAACTAAAACAAAATAGAGGTCCTAAAGCTTGCTGGGATACTTGTCGTACTAATAAACCAGAAGAAGATAAACAAGAAATGGTGTTTGCTGATAAAGATGGTAAGCTAAAAGTATGGGAAAGAAAATAGATAAATATGTTTATGAAAAGTTTATTGAGAACAATATTAGGAATACTACTTGTAATAGTTTGTATTAAAGTTATAATGCTACTAGTTATCTTGTGTTATGTTGGATTTATTGACAACAATGTATTCAATAAACCTACAGATAGCTCAGTAATAATTGAAAAGGTTGAAAAGGAGACAGATAAATAGTAATATGAATGATTGGACAAAAGAGTTTATAAACAAACACACAGCCAGAGGTTCACATAGGTGGGCATTTTGGTGTGAAGGAATAATAATAGGTTTAATAATAGGAATTTTAATACTATGACAACAGCAATGGATAGACAACCCACAAAATTAGATTACGCTAGTCCAACACAATTTAAATTTAGCATATTGAAGTTACCTAAAGTAGAATATTTTTGTACTTCAGCTAATATACCTGGCATTGCATTGTCTGATACTCAAACACAACCAACACCACTTAAAGATATACCTTTACCTGGTGACAAGTTAAATTACGAAAGACTTACTATCTCATTTTTAGTTGATGAAAATTTAGAAAACTATAGAGAGATACATGGTTGGTTAAGAGGCTTAGGATTTCCAGGTGACCATAAAGAATTTAAAAATGTTTTAGATAGTGGTAATAGTAGATTTCCTGGTAGTACATCAAACATATTAGGTGACGCTGGCCGATCAAAATATGCACCACCAAAAACAGGTGGTCTTTTTTCGGATGCTACGTTATCTGTACTATCAAATAAAAACAATTCAGTTTTAGAAGTTAGATTTAGTGATGTATTTCCTATTTCATTATCTGGTCTTCCTTACAACCAACAAGCAACAGATGTTGATTATTTAACAGCGTCTGTTACGTTTGACTATAAAATTTATGATTTTGCTCTAACAGGATCATCATCAACAACTATTACAACATCTTAATCAGACTTTACTTTTAAAGGTTTTTGTGATATAATAATGTGAAAAGGATAAATTATGACATTGGAAGAATTACAAGAAATTGCTGAAAAAGATTTAAAGATTAATGATATTGAATTAGATATAGCGTCTTTACAAACACCTCAAATACACAATAAGTTTTTAAAATTTTTAACTAAATTTAAGTTATTATTAGTACGTGCTGAAGATGAGTTTAGAACAATTAAAAGGGATAAGTGGGAATATTACACAGGTAAATCAGACCCACAAGTTTATATACTTAAACCTTTTCATTTAAAAATACTTAAAGCAGATGTAGGACAATATATTGAAGCTGATCCAGAGTGGCAAAAAGCAAATCAAAAGGTTAAGTATCTAGAAGCAGTTGTAGATTTTTTAGATAGATCATTAAGACAAATCTCCAATAGAACATTTACTATCAAGAACGCAATAGACTGGAAAAGGTTTACTAGTGGAGCTGTATAATGTATTTAACTAATAACAATTGCGTTTCAATTTCAAAATTCAATCAAAACTATTGTAGTACTATAATAGAAAATTCAGATAAATTAAGATTAAAAAAAGCCGCTATACAAGACGGCAATAATAAGAATAGAAGTTCCAAGGTTGCATGGATTAAGGAAAATAATCAATTATATAAAGATATGGAAGATGTTATCTTTAATCATAATGTAAAAGCAGATTGGAATTTTAATATAAAAGAATTTGAACCCTTTCAGTATACAGTATACGAAGAAGGAGACCATTATGATTGGCATATAGATTCACATATTAAGCCTTACCCTAATGGTTTTATTAGAAAGATAAGTTTTACTTTATGTTTAAATGAAGATTACGAGGGTGGTGAATTAGAAATAGCTAATTTAAATCCTAAAGGAATCAATAAGAATATACATTTTAAAACTAGATTTACAACTGGTACAATTATAACCTTTCCATCATTTATGTGGCATAAAGTACATCCGGTGACCAAAGGAATAAGAAAAGTTTTGGTAGGTTGGATTGTAGGTCCACCTTTTGTGTAATGCCAGATATAAGATACATCATAGTAGACAAGGTAAACGAAGTTTATTTAAAGATAGAAGCTGACGCCTCTATACGTAGAGAGTTATCAGAATATTTTTGCTTTGAAGTGCCAGGTTATAAGTTTGTTCCTGCCTATAGAAACAGAGTATGGGATGGAAAGATAAGATTATTTTCTTATGCAACTGGTCAAATTTACGCCGGTTTATATCCTTATATACTTAAATGGTGTGATGATAATAAGATACAGGTAGTAGATGGTGCTAAAATAGTTGATACTAAAGTTGATTTAGAATTGGTAGATAAGTTTACAAAAGCACTTAAAGTACCTATGGAAATAAGAGATTATCAAAAGGAGGCCTTTATCCATGCAACACAAAAGAATAGATGTTTATTATTATCTCCAACAGCCTCTGGTAAATCACTTATAGTTTATATGTTAGTGCGTTATAATATGATAAGACTAAAAGAACAAAACAAAAAGATACTTATTATAGTGCCAACAACATCATTGGTTGAACAATTACATAAAGATTTCAAAGAATATGGTTGGAGACCAGAGAAATATGTACATAAGATATATCAAGGATATGAAAAAGATACAGATAGAAATGTAGTTATATCTACATGGCAATCAATATATAATCAGCCTAAAAAATGGTTTCAACAATTTGGTATGGTAATGGGTGATGAAGCACACTTGTTTAAAGCAGTTTCACTTACAAAAATAATGACTAAATTAGAGAAGTGTAAATATAGAATAGGTCTTACAGGTACTTTAGATGGTACAAAAACACATAAGTTAGTATTAGAAGGATTGTTTGGTACAGTAAACAAGGTAACTTCAACAACAGAATTACAAGAGAGTAAACAGTTAGCTGATTTAAAAATTATATGTTTAGTGTTACAACATGACAAAGATGTTAGACATATGTTAAAAGACAAGACGTATCAAGAAGAAATGGATTATTTGGTACGAAGTGAAAAAAGAAATAAGTATATAAGAAACTTAGCCTCTAGTTTACAAGGTAATACTTTATGTTTGTTTCAATATGTAGAAAAACATGGAAAGGAGTTATATGAATCAATTAAAACAAAAGCTGTTGACAAACAAGTATTTTATGTCCACGGTGGAGTGGATACAGGCGATAGGGAAAAAATACGAGAAATTACCGAAAAGTCTGACGGAGCTATTATCGTTGCAAGTTATGGGACTTTCAGTACAGGCATTAATATACGGAACTTGCATAACATTATTTTTGCTAGTCCTAGCAAGTCACGGATAAGGAACTTACAATCTATTGGAAGAGGATTAAGATTAAAAGATAATAATTCAGCTGCGACTTTATACGATATAGCAGATGATATTAGTTATAAAGAAAAAGAAAATTATACACTGGCACACTTTAGAGAACGAATAAACATATACAATGATGAAGACTTTAATTATGAAATACACAATATAGATTTAAATACACCGAGGAAAAATGGAAAAATGTAAGTACTGTAAAAGGGAAATGATGAAAATTAAAACTATTCTTAATGGTAGAAGGCAGAATATGTTTGGACCTATTAATCAAATTAATACATCAAATTTTTACAAAGCTTACTGTTTGCCTGAATCTAGATCACAACACAGACAAGATATGTTTGTACTTAAAGAATTTAAATTTAAGGGTGATGGTTATTTTATTGAAATTGGCGCAGCTGATGGATTTGACTCAAGTAATACTTATCTATTAGAGAAAAAATTTAATTGGAAAGGTATTTTAGCAGAACCGGCAAAAATTTGGCACAAAGATTTAAAAGAAAATAGACAATATTTTACCAAAAATGCGACTGCTATTGAAACAAATTGTATATGGAAAACATCTGGTGATGAATTGGTCTTTAACGAAGTTCCTAGACATACAGGCAAAAGTGAATATTCAACACTTGATATTTATGCAAATGTTGGCAGAAAAGGAAGTAAACTTCGTAACACATTTGGTAAAAAATATAAAGTTAAAACAATTTCTCTAATAGACCTATTGCTTAAGTATAATGCTCCAAAACAAATTGATTATTTGTCAATAGATACCGAAGGAAGTGAGTTTGAAATTTTAAATGCATTTGACTTCAACTCATATGATATTAAAATAATTACCTGTGAACATAATAGCATGCCTGATAGAAAAAAAATATATAATCTGTTAATTAATAATGGTTATAAAAGAAAATTTTCTGACCCCATTGAAGATTGGTATGTACGATGAAAAAATTACAAGAGATTATGCGCTGGCACACTTTAGGGAACGGATAAATATATACATGGAAAAATGTAAGAACTGTAAATGCGAGGCACATTGTCCCGAAACTTGTATGAATTGCAAGTGTAATAAATGTGATTGTTCAATTTGTGATAAACCAAGACCTAAAGTAAAAACAGGAGATGAAATAGTACAATAAATGGAACAAAGTAAAACAACAGCCGAAAAAATAAAAATCATTAAGTTGATTAATGGGGACGATATTGTTGCCGTTGTGGAAAATTCAAAGAGTCAAATGGATACCACACATCAAACAATTTGTATTAATAAACCTTTACAGATAAAATACGTACCACAAATAACAATGCATGGTTTCAAAGACTATATCGCATTGATACGTTGGACGGCCTATACTAACGATAATCATATTACAATTCCAAAAGATAAGATAATGACTATTACAAATGCCAACGAGGCTATGAGTAAGAGTTATCTTGGTGTCGTTGATACATATGGTGATATTCCATTGGCCAATGCAGATGGACATAGACAGAAAATGATGATGAAGTTTTCTACTAAAGAAAATAGAAAGTTAAATGAGATATTTGATGACAGATTTTATGATGAAGATGATGAGCCAGGAACTTTACATTAATAATCCCCCTAGCTGGAGGTTCTCTATCAACCGGCTACACCGTTCATTATACATATTTTCCAGAAAAAGTCAATGCTGATTTAGCCTAAAACCGAAATTTTTTTGGTGTGTTATAACCTTAAAACATTGACAAACTGAACGAAAAGGTATATAGTTATATTATGACTGCAAAATCAAAAACGAAGAAAGAACACTACGTTAATAATAAAGAGTTTCTGGAAGCGATGAACAAGTACAAAAAAGCTGTACGAAAAGCAATAAGAGAAAAACAAGATAAACCAGCAGTAGGAAACTACCTTGGATCCTGTTTTTTGAAGATTGCCAATCACCTTTCATTTAGACCAAATTTCATAAATTACACATTCAAAGATGACATGATTTCAGATGGTATAGAAAACTGTCTACAATACCTTGACAACTTTGATGGCAAAAAATCTAACAATCCTTTCGCTTATTTTACTCAAATAATCTACTATGCTTTTATACGTAGAATACAAAAAGAGAAAAAACAAGTGACGATTAAACACAAACTTATTAGTAAATCAAATTTAGATGACTTTGCTCTCCAACCAGGTGAAGATAGAGAGTTTAAAAATCAAATGACAGAGTATTTACAAAAGAACTTACCTATGGATTCACAAGAGAAAATAGCTGAAGAAATAGCAAAAAGTAAAATAAAACGTAAAAAAAGGACGAGTAAGAATAGTTTAGATTATTTTTTCCAAAAAAATTATGAAGATAGCTCTGCTAAATGATACACATTTTGGTTGCCGTAATGATTCTCCACACTTTATAAACTATCAAAATAAGTTTTACGAGGAACAATTTTTTCCTTATATTATTGATAACGATATAAAATGTTTAGTACATTTAGGTGACGTTGTTGATAGACGTAAGTTTATTAATCACAACACAGCCCACAATTTTAGAGTAAATTTTTGGGATAAATTAGAAGAATTGAATATAGATACTCACGTTATATTGGGTAATCACGATACCTATTATAAAAATACTAACGAAGTAAATGCTATACAAAATTTAAATCTAGGAAAAATTACAACATATACAAGAGCAACAGATATAAATCTTGCTGGATTAGATATATTGTTTATACCATGGATATGTGAAGCCAATATAGAAGATACTTTATATAAAATAGATAATACAACAGCTCAAATTGTTATGGGTCATTTAGAAATAAAAGGTTTTGAAATGCATAGAGGAATTGTAAATGAACAAGGACTTGATAGAGAACAATTTAGAAGATTTGAAAAAGTATTATCTGGTCATTTTCATAAGAAATCAGATGATGGTCATATCTTTTATCTAGGTACACAATATCAAATTATGTGGTCAGATTATAATTGTCCAAAAGGTTTTCATATATTTGATACAGACACAAGAGAATTAGAACGAATAGAGAACCCTTTACCTATATTTAAAAAATTAATATATGATGATACAAAAGAAAACTATGACAATTTAGATTTATCCTCTTACGATAATTGTTTTGTAAAACTATTTGTAAACAGGTGTAAGAATAAAGAAATGTATAGCAATCTAGTAGAAAGATTTTACAACAATACCAATGTACATGAATTGATTATTAATGAAGATACAACTGATATTACACAAACAGTTAAGGTAGATACTATAGATCAAGGCGAAGATACATTAACATTTTTAGGTAACTATATTGAACAGGTAGATACTGATTTAGATAAGACAAAACTAAAAGAGTTTGCAAAAGAATTATACACGGAGGCCAGTGAATAATAAAATTCCAAAAGTTGAAACATTAGAATCACAAAAAGAAGAATTAGAGTCATCTATGAAATCTTCCAGACATCAAGAGTATGTTAGAAAAGAAATGGATAAAATTAGAGCAGAAGGTAAAATGAAGGAAGAAAGTGTGTCTGATACACACGCTATTATTAAAGAGGCAGAAAAAAGATTAAAAACACCATCAGAAAAAATGCAAGAGGAGTTGGAACCAATACCAAATTTATGTCCAATAACAGATGAATAAAGCTATAATAGAAAGTATTATAGATGTAGGTAGTGGATTATTTTTAGCTATTCTTATTCAATTATATATCTTTCCATTCTTTGGATTATATCCAACTATTTTAGATAGTATAGGAATTGCGTTAATATTTACTGTTGTATCAATGGTAAGATCAGCATGTTGGAGATACTTCTTTAGAATTAGGCCTATTAATCCGGTTTTAGGAAAAGATGATAGTTTTTAAAAAAATATCATATAAGAATTTCCTATCTACAGGTAATACGCCTATAGTAATAGACTTAAATAAATCACATACAACATTAGTAATAGGACCAAATGGATCAGGTAAGTCTACTTTATTGGACGCCCTTTGTTTTGTTTTATTTAATAAACCATTTAGAATTATAAAGAAAGAACAAATAGTAAACTCAATAAACAATACAGAAACTATTGTAGAAATAGAATTTAATGTAGGTATGAAAGAATATAAAATAGTAAGAGGTATTAAACCAAATCTATTTGAAATATATCAAGATGGTGTTCTTATGAATCAAGACGCCAACAGTATAGACTATCAAAAATATCTAGAACAAAATATAATGAGACTTAACTATAGGTCTTTCTTACAAGTTGTATTATTAGGATCATCATCATACGAGCCGTTTATGAAAATGAAACCTAGATACAGACGAGAAGTGGTTGAGGAAATTTTAGACATTAGAGTGTTTGGTCTTATGGACTTGATATTAAGAAGTCAACAATCAGATTTAGCTAAGAAAGTTATTGAAATGAAACACCGAGCTGACCTTATACAAACCAAGTATGAGACAGAGTTAAATCACTTCAATGCTATTTCCAACTTGAATATGAACGACCTAGATGGTAAAAAACAGCTGATTAACAAAAACGAAGAAGATAATAAAGAGTATGGTAGAAAGATTGAATCACTAAACAAACAAATAGGTTCTCATAAAAAAGAAATAGAAAATAAAAATAAAGTAGTTACCAAGGTAAGTAAATTAACAAAACTAGAAGCTAAGATTGAAACCAATTTAAAGACACATCAAAAGACATTAGAGTTTTTTGAGAATAATGATAGTTGTCCTACATGTACACAACCTATAGATCAAAATTTTAAAACTCAAAAGATAAATACTACTAAAACAAAAGTAAAAACTCTATCAGATGGTATGAGAGATATATTAAGTGAGATAGCCAAAACAGAATTAAAATTAACAGAAATGAATAAAGTATCTGAAAAGATATATGAACTTAATATTGACATATCTAAATATGAAACATCTTTAGACGAGATAAATAAGTTTAGCAATAGAATACATGAAGAAATGAGACTACTAGAAAACAAACAAGTTGATGGTAAAGAGATTAAAATACAACTAGAAGATTTAAAACAACAACTAGATGATAGTAAAGTAGAAAGAGATAGAATAATTGAACAAAAGGATTACGTAGATATATTAAGAGAGATATTAAATGACAAAGGTGCCAAGGCTCAGATTATACGTAAGTATGTTCCTATAATGAACAGCTTAATTAATCAACATTTACAGGCCATGGATTTCTTTGTATCGTTTCATTTAGATGAGGAGTTTAATGAAACAGTAAAGAGTAGATTTAGAGATACATTTAATTATAATAACTTTAGTGAGGGTGAAAAAATGAGAATAGACCTTGCATTGTTATTTACTTGGAGACATATTGCAAAGATGAAAAATAGTACAAATACCAATCTATTAATATTAGATGAAATATTTGACGGCAGTTTAGACGGTCAAGGTACAGATGATTTTTTTAAGATTATAACACAACTCTCAAAAGAAAACATCTTTATTATATCCCATAAGGGAGATATAATGTTTGATAAATTTACTAATATAATAAAGTTTGAGAAGTATAAAAACTTCACAAGATTACAACCAACATAGGAGATAATATGGGTAGTACACAAAAAAGTGTAATGAGACCACCACAAACAAAAAGGGAGAAGATACCTAAACAGGATAATTATACTGATAATGCTCAAACGTTTATGAAGGCAAAGTCAAAAAAACAAGTAAACACTGACAAAAAAGAGGAGAAGGGGGCCACTGAAGTGGACAATAAAAAAACTTTAAAATTGGTACCACCAAGAGACCCGAGAGTAAATTCAGCCATAGCACCTTTTAGCGATGATATGTTAAAAGATGAGGGTTTTAAAGATAGAAAAGAACTAGCAGACGCTATGTTCAAAACTATGAGAAAATATGGTGGATTAGGTTTAACCTGTAATCAGGTTGGATTGCCTTTCAATATGTTTACATTAGGCGATCATCCAGATTTAGAAAAAGGGTTAAAGATGGCATGTTTTAATCCATTTATAATTTCAAAAAGTGAGGAAACAGTAATGATGAAAGAAGGTTGTTTAACCTTTCCTTTTGTATTCTTATCAATAGTAAGGCCTAGAAAAGTAGTTGTTAAATACGAAGACGAAGATGGACAATTAAGAGAAGGTCACCTTGATGGTATGATTAGTAGAGTATTCCAACATGAATACGATCATATATTAGGTAAGAATTTTATAGATGGTGTATCTAAAATGAAATTGGATATGGCTTATAAGAAGGCTGCTAAACAGATGAAACTCTACGAAAAACGTAAGAATCAATAAGCTTGACAATCAGATTAATTTCTGATAGGATTATATTATGAATAAAGAAGACTTTGATATACATGAAAAACAAGATTTAGAAGGCGTTGAAAAAAAGTGGAAGAAATTCCAAGAAGAAAACGATATATCTAAAGTAGAAGATGTTGATCTAAAACATCTTAAAGAAGAAATAGAAAAAGACCTTGGATACGTGTCTAAAATGACCGTACAAGAGTATACATTATTCCAAAAGTGGCAAGAAGTACATAAGAAATATCCTACAACCGAATCAACTACATTGTATGGTACTGAAAAAATATTAACATCACCTGAACAAAGAACTCAAATAGATACAGTTAGAAATAATATCTGGATTCCAGAATCACCTGAAGACTATGATAAATTAGAACCTGTATTAGAACCTACAGATGATAGTACAAAAAATTTTAAAGGTAAAGCAGTAAGAACTGCCAAACTATCAGAGAACTGGAATACATTAAGAACGTTTTTGTCTACTATGAAAAACAATAGTAATATTGGTAGACAACTATTCTTTAATGTAAATGATAACAGATCAGGTAAACATCTAGGTGTCATTTGTATATCTGGTGACTTTATGGATTTAACTCCAAGAGACAGTGCTATTGGTTGGGATAGACATAGTAAAACATTTGGTGGTATGATTAATCATACTGCTATTGGTTCCTCTATTGTACCAACACAACCTTTAGGTTATAGTTTTACTGGTGGTAAATTATTAGCATATCTATGTTTATCAGATGATGTACAAAGAATATGGCAAGAAAAGTATGGCGATAAGTTAGTTGGTGTTACCACAACATCTTTATATGGTAAGGCAAAAGCGAATACTTTAAGTCAATATGATGGTTTAAAATATTGGAAACGTATGGGTTTCACTATGGGTTCCGTTTCATATGAACCACAATTAGAAACTAAAAATTTAATTAAACAGTGGTTAAAGAAAAATCATACTAGAAAATTCTTTGAATGGTATGTGGCAACAAGAGCCAATGGCCAACCATTAAAAAGAGATCATAAAAATAGGTCATATATGTTTACTTATTCAAGACTTGGTATACCTAAAGAGTATATAAAAACAGATCATGCTAGAGGTATATACTTTGCAAGATTATATGAGAATACATATGAGTATTTAAGAGGCGAAGTAAAAGATGATGGTTTAAAGAAACGATTCGATTCGTCTACCGAAGCATTAGTTAAGGTGTGGAAAGAAAAACATGCCTCTAAAAGAATAAAGAGTCTAGAAAAAACAAATAGATATTCTAAAGAATCACATTTTTATGATGATTTGATATACTTAAATTGGGAAGAGTGTAAAGGAAAGTACTTAAATCAAGTAGGAAGATAGAGAATCAGCAAGAGTTATCCAATGTTCTGGTAATGTTCTATAAATTAATTTCAAAAAGCAAGTAAAACCGTCAAAAATAATGGTTGCTTTTCGTTTCATTTTCCTTTAGGATAAGAGTATATTATGAAAAAGAAAACCACTACAAAAGTTTCACTAGATCAAAAATCACAATTAGCAAAATTATTAGCAACCGAAAATGTAAGCATTCAACATAACAATGTTAGAACGGCTTCTTTTGATGTAAAGAATAGAGTACTTACATTACCAATTTTTAAAACAAAATCTCCCGATGTGTATGACATGTTAATCGCCCATGAGTGCAGTCATGCTCTATTTACTCCTTATAAATTATGGGCAAAAATTACAGATGATGAGTTACGTGCTTATGTAAATGTTCTAGAAGATTGTAGAATAGACTTAAAAATTCAAAAGAAATATCCTGGTGTTACTAAAAACTACCTTAATGGTTTTGATATTCTTAATAATGCTAACTTCTTTGGAGTTAGAGATAAAGATTTAAATAAAGACTTACATTTAATTGATAAAATTAATATGTTCTATAAGTCTTCAAAAAGATTACCAATACATTTTACAACCCTTGAAAGCATTTGGATTAAAAAAGTTAATGCAATAAGAACTTTTACAGATGTTGTTACGTTAGCTAAAGAAATGTTAAATTGGCAGAAAAAACAAACTGAAAAAAATAAAAAGGATCCAAATTTTTCAGGTAGTAATTTAGATAAACTGTATGTAATAAAAGACGATCATAAAGGTCCTGAAGAAACTAAAGCAGAAACACCTAACAATGATGATGAAGATGGTAATAATAAAAAAGAAGAAAAACCTCAAGAAAAAAAAGAAGGCAATGGTGAAGCTAGTAAAGAAGATGTACAAGTTGACAATGCTGAAAATCAAAAATCAATTGAGGGTGGTGATGGTAAAACAGAAAATCAAGAAAGTAAAGGTTTAGATTCAAGAAAATTTATAGCAATTACTGATAAAAAATACCAAGAAAGTACTCAAAGAATTACAGACAGTGATGTTGAATATAATTATGTGACTTTACCTGAACCTGATTTAAATAAAGTTATTGTTCCAACTAAAACTTTCTTAAAAGAAATGAGAGAATATATTAGAGGTGAATATAAAATATCATCTAGTACAACTCAATATTTAAATTGGTTAAAAAATGATTTTAAAAAGTATTGTAGTGATAATATGAAAACTGTTAACTATCTAGTTAAAGAATTTGAAATGAAAAAATCTGCTACTGCTTATAAGAGAGCAACTACTGATAAAACAGGTACAATTGATCCACTTAAATTAAAAGATTACAAATTTAGTGAAGACATTTTTAAAAGATTAACTATCTTACCTACAGAAAAAAACCATGGTATGATGATGTTGTTAGATTGGTCTGGTAGTATGTGTGCTGATCTTAAAAAAACTATAGATCAATTAATTAATTTAGTTTACTTTTGTAGAAAAGTTAACATACCTTTTAAAGTATATGCATTTACTACCGAGTATTGTGAAAAACAAGGATTAGTCCATAGAGATAGGGATCCTAGTAAAGCAACTTTTAAATTTAAAAGTGGTGATATGTTTTTAGAAAATTTTAATCTAATTGAAATAGCAAATCATAATTTAAAGAAAAAAGAATTAGAAGAGTCTTTAATGTATATTTACAATATGGGCTTATGTTATGGCCATTATTCAAGAAAAGGTTTTTGGAATGAGGAAAGACATGAAGGAAGTAGATTTCATATGCCGTCTCAATATAATTTAGGTACTACACCACTTAACGAAGCTTTAGTTGCTTGTTTAAAATTGGTTCCATTATTCAAAAGAAAATATAATATTGAAAAAATGACTTTCATTACATTAACTGATGGTGGTGCTAACTATTCTGGTGACGCAAAAGTTGTAGAAGACAAAGATGGTAAACTTATTAGAGCACATAAAGATGAATTAAGAGTCACTGATAAAAATGGTAGAGACAAATATATTCCAATTAAAACAGTTATTAAAATTGGTAAAAAACAATATGTTAATGAGGATAGTAGATCAGATATGACTTCTTTGTTATTAACTCTTATACAAAAAGAACATAATATAAAAACAATTGGTTTCTATGTTTTAAAAACTATTAAGTGGTGGGATATTGACAAATTTACTAGACAACTTAAATCATATATGTTAAGAGAAAAAGTTACTGCCGATATTAGAAAGAAATTTGTTAAAGAAAAATGCGCTATTGTATATCATAAAGGATATAACAAGTATTTTTTATTAAATGGTAAAACAATGGCCGTACAAAATACTGACCTTACTACAATACAAGAAGGCTTAAAACCAGGTCAGATTAAAAATTTATTTAGTAAAAGTATGAAAGGAAGAATCACTTCCAGAACACTATTAAATAAATTCATTGAGGAGGTTGCGTAAAAATCAATGTGGATAACACAATTTTTAGGCTTGCTTTATGAATAGAACTATGATAGGATATATTAATAAAACGAAAGGAAAGCACTATGCTAAACACTAAACAAACACAATTTATTGAACATGCTTATTCAATGTTTAATAAAAAGGAGTTAACTGTAGATCAGTTAAAGAAAGCCAATGCAAAATTTGGCTGTAAATATGCTCCACAATGGTTGATTAAAAATAAAGATTACAAATTAGGTAAATCTTTATTTAAATTACCTGTAGACGGTGAGGACGTTTCTGTTCCAGAACCAGTTATCAAAAAAGATACGGCTAATGAGGTTGAATCAAAATCTGAAGCCGCTTATATTGTATCATCTTTAGTAGGCGACATTGTCCCTAAAAAAGATCCAATATTTGTTCCATTTGGTAATTATACAGATGTAAAATCTATTGTAAAATCTAATAGGTTTTATCCTATTTTTATTACTGGTTTATCTGGTAATGGTAAAACAATGGGTGTCATTCAATCTTGTGCCGAGGCTAAGAAAGAAATGATTAGAGTAAACATAACAATTGAAACCGATGAGGACGATTTGTTAGGCGGTTATAGACTTAAAGATGGTCAAACTGTATGGCAAAACGGACCTGTTATTGAGGCGATGGAAAGAGGCGCTATGTTATTATTAGACGAGGTTGACCTTGCTAGTAATAAGATTATGTGTCTACAACCAATACTTGAAGGTTCAGGAGTTTATGTTAAAAAGATAAACAAGTTTGTTAAACCTAAATTAGGGTTTAATGTTATCGCTACTGCCAATACTAAAGGTCAAGGTAGTGAAGACGGTAAGTTTATCGGAACCAACATTCTTAATGAGGCATTTTTGGAAAGATTTCCTGTTACATTTGAACAGAAATATCCAAGTGTTGCTATTGAGAAAAAAATATTAACTAACACATTAAAACAAGCTGGTAAATCAGACAAAGATTTCATAGAAAAGCTTACTACATGGGCTGATGTTATCAGAAAAACTTATTTTGATGGTGGCGTTGACGAGATTATCTCAACAAGAAGATTGGTCCACATTACTCAAGCTTATGCGATATTTAATAATAAAGTAAAAGCTATTACAATGTGTACTAATAGATTTGATGATGATACAAAAAATTCGTTTGTAGAGTTATATACTAAAGTAGATTCTGGTGCTAGTGTTGAAGACATTATGGAACAGAATAGACAAAAAGATTTAACCGAACAATCGGATCTTAGCGAGAACGAAGACGATGATTCTGACAGCGATGCTGGGACAGATGATTCGGATAATGTTTAAGCTATAGTGTAATCCTTGGTGGCGATGTAGTGGTCGCCACCGCTTAAGGAGATTGGCATTTGTAGGGAATTTATAGGGTACCTTAGCCGAACATGCCAATCTCTTTAAGGATTAGATAGAAGAATAAATAGAATTATGATATATTTAAATACAGAAATTAAATCACATACACCTTTTTTGCAGAAAAAAAGTCATTCGTATCCACTTAATAACGATACGCAAGTTAATAAATTAATAGATATAATAAATTATGTATATTGGTTATCAGTAGAAAATATTACTTTACCTGGATCCTCAATATATTCAGGATTCATTTATAGAATGAAAGGATTAGATTTATACAAATATATACAGAATTTTGGTTACAAAGATAAAACTAATAGTAGAATAAGAACAGACAAATATGGTAATACTTGGTTAAACATTCCTTTTACTGAAATGAAAAAAGTAGGTCAAATAGATAAAAATATAATGAAAGACTCAGGTATTAATGGTCAAGGTGTTTCTATGTATGGAAGATCAGATCAGTTAGAATGGTATAGAAGTGGTGCAAAAAGAGATCCAAACAAAATGAATAGCAAAGGCACGACTGGTGAAATGTTGATGAGAGATTATTTTAATAAACAAGAAAGAGTATTAAAGGTTGAAAAACCAGCAAACATTTACAGTCCAGTAGATATGATACTAACAATTAAACCAAAGAAAGGAGGAATATAAATTGAGTATAACAGTAGATGTAAGAAATGGTAATGTAGAACAGGCTTTAAGAGTCTTAAAAAGAAAAAATTTAAAAGATAATTTCCTTAAAAATTATAAGGAAAGAATGTATTTTGAGAAACCTTCTGAAAAAAAGAGACGAAAAAAGAAAGAAGGAATTGCTAATGCAAAGAGGAAGAAACGTTTACAAGAAAAATTTTTATAAGAAATTTATGGAATTTAACGCTATAAAAGTGATATATATATTATGGTCAAGGCTGCTCGTAAGTCCTATGACAGCGTTAAAGAAGCTATTATAGCTTCGGATATGGTGGATTGTTTTAGCATTTGCGCTTAGTTTCGCACCACCTTAAAAAAACAAACTAAAGCTGCGGAGCGTTTTGGTAGTTTCGCCCTTATATAAAAACTACCATTTTATTTTATATAGATGGTTGACATTTGAAGATTAATACTTATATAAATAACTATGACAATGCCATTAAGGGTTGTCTATAACAATAACTTTGCTTAACAATAGGAGGTTAATATGACCAATTCAAAAGCAATTCAATTCTTTAATAGTTTAAGACCAATAACCGTAGGGTTTGACAGTATGTTTGACAACTTTGAACATATGTTAGATACAGATTTTACGAGAATGGGAAACTATCCACCATACAATATCGTTAAAACAGGTTCGTTTACCTATGATATTGAATTAGCATTAGCAGGATACTCTAAAAATGATGTAACTGTTGACTATGCTGACAATGTTCTAACAATCAAGTCTAATAAAGACGAGCAGACTAAAGAGGTTGAGGACAATGATGGTATACTTCACAAAGGTATAGCTAAAAGATATTTTAGTAAGTCATTTACTGTAGCAGAAGACTGCGAAGTAAAGGGTGCTGAACTAAAAGATGGTCTTTTAAAGGTATCTTTAGAGAAGATTGTTCCAGACTCAAAGAAGCCTAGAACAATAAAGATTAAATAATAATTAAAACTATAGGCGTTCCAGCATTGACAATGGGACGCCTTTAGTGTATAGTGTATAAATAGGATTATATAAACTAAAGCAAAAAAGTTTGCTGTTTATATTAAATAAATTGTAAAGCGACAAAGGTCGCAGAAAGTAAATTATGACATTAAATACGCCACAAAGCACACAAAGGCTAGATAGAGCTTTTGATATTCAATCAACACCAAAAATTATTAATAACGACAATTCAATTATTGTAAATGTAAGTAATACAGATAGATTTACAGACGAGAATTTAAAAACACAGGATAGACTTATTGTTAAAGAAGCATATCCTGAATTATATGATAGAGAAGATAAAGGATTATTTTTTTTAAGATTTGAGATTAGAGATATAGATACATTATTTGACAATCTAAAAAACAAATACGGTAAACAAAAAGGTAGAGCTATAACTAACCAAAAGATGGTTGGTATTAGAAACGATATTTTAGAAAATGGTTTTAAACTAAAATATAACCCTATAGCAATAGCTGAATACGTAGATGGTTCAATTAAATTTTTAACAGGTAGAACTAGGGTAGAAATCCTAAAAAAGACTTGCGATTTTAAAAATGCCATTGTAGCTGTTTATTCAGTAAAAGACAATAAAACTTTAGCAACAAATAACTTAAAGTTTAATCTAATTGATTCTCCAGTAGGTCTTGCTTTAACTAGTGATGTCATTGCAGTAGGTCAAGAACTAATTGATGACGGAGATATAACAAAAAATTTAGATGAGATAAATGCTTGGGTAATTGAAGTTACCGAAGGCAGTCATTTTACAGACAATACTAAAAACATTATTGCTCAATCACTTTTAAATAACAATTCTTCAAGACCTTATATCAACTCTTGGACACCTGAAAGGGTACACGATTGGATGATAGAACAAGGTTATAAGAAAGCTGGTGACCAATATCCTAGTAGTGGTTTATCTTCTAAAGAATCAGTTTACGTACAAACTAAACAAGGTCAAGAACATTTAAATCAATACTTATATGTTATAGGAGCTTCTTCATCTTGGAGTAAAAATCTATCCAGAGTATCAGCAATAGCAAACAATACATATTTTACTGGTAAATCTATTAGAGTTATTTTACATACTTCAACATTAGATACATTAAATACTATTCAAAAATTAGAAGAACAATATGATGATAAGATTGAAAAACATAATTTAAATTATAATCAAGAGTTATTAAATATTGGTAACTCTTACTATACTAGAGAAATTAACGGCGAGATTGTACTACCTATTATTAATACAAAAGTGGTATTATATGCAACTTTACCAGTTATAGGCAAGGTACATAAACAAAATGAACTTGTCGTATTATAATCAGAGGAGCATTGACTTCCTCCCGATTTTATGTTAAAGTAAGACTATATTATGGAAATAAAGAATATAAAATTTAAAATACGTGAAGGTGACATATCCGAATCAGGTGCTTGTAATTTTTCCAATGGTAAATGGGTTGATAGAACTACTGACTATTACTTTAAAGATAAGAAAGTAATTATATTCAGTTTACCAGGAGCTTTTACACCAACTTGTACATCACAACAACTTCCAGGTTATGACAACCTGTATACGAAATTCAAAGAACATGGCATAGATGAGGTTTATTGTATATCAGTAAATGATTCTTTTGTTATGAATGCATGGAAAACCAACGAACAAATCAAGAACATTAAAATGATACCAGATGGCAATGGCGAACTAACAAAGAGTTTAGATATGTTAGTTAACATAGAGGCCATTGGTTTTGGTTACCGTTCATGGAGATATGCAGCTATTGTACACAATGGTGATATAATAAAAATGTTCGTTGAACCTGGTAAAGAATTTAATGATCCATCGGATCCTTATGGAGTATCTTCACCAGAAAATGTCTTGAAATATTTGGAGGCTTGACATTTTGAACAAATTGATATAGTATAGTAAATGCGGATGTCGTATAAAAGTATTATGATAGGTTTCCAACCTGTAGAACTTGGGGCAGTACCAAGTATCCGCTCCAAAAAGAAAAGTTAAATAAAAAAAAGTTAAATTATGAATAGGAGTGATTACAAAATGAACTTGTCCACAAACACAATAGCTTTGTTAAAAAATTTCTCTGATATAAATCAGAACATTTTAATTAAGCCAGGAAATAAGATACAAACTATTTCCAATATGAGAAATATTTTAGCAGAGGCTGAAATAAAAGAAAAATTTGATAGTGAATTTGCTATCTATGATCTACCACAATTTTTAAGATCATTGGATTTATTTAAAAGTCCTGAACTAACGTTTAATGGTGGTGCTTCAATGACTATCAGTGAAGCTAAAGAGGGAAGAAAATCAGTTAAGTATTTCTTCTCTGATAAATCTACGGTGTTTACACCTAATAAGATTAACATGCCAGATAAACATGTTTCATTTCAATTAAAAAATGATGACTTAGCTGAACTACATAAAGGCGTTACAACTTTAAATTTACCAGATGTTGCTGTAATAGGCGATGGTAAAGATATTAAATTAGTGGCTACTGATAAGAAAAACAAGACTTCTAACGTAGTGTCTTCTGTAATCGGAAAATCAGATATTAAGTTTACTGCTTACTTTAAATCAGAAAACTTTAAGATGATACCAGATGATTATGATGTAGCAATATCAAAAGCAAAAATATCTAGTTTCATTAGTAGAGCAAAAAACGTCCAATATTGGATTGCATTAGAACCTGATTCTGAATTTTAAGGAGTTGGTCAATGACAGATTTTTTGTGGGTAGAACAATACCGACCCAAAACAATAGATGAATGTATCTTATCAGAAGATACAAAGAATACCTTTTTAGAATTTCTATCTAAAAAAGAACTACCAAACATGTTATTAACTGGTACTGCCGGTACTGGTAAGACAACTGTTGCTCGTGCTTTATGTGAAGAATTAAACCTTGATTATATTATAGTCAATGGATCAGATGAAGGCCGTCAAATAGATACGTTAAGACATAAGATTAAAAACTTTGCAACAACTGTATCTTTCAATACAGAATCAAAACATAAAGTAGTCATACTTGACGAGGCAGATTATATGAATGCCGAATCGGTACAGCCTGCTTTAAGAAATTTCATAGAAAGTTTTTATAATAACTGTAGATTTATATTTACTTGTAACTATAAGAACAAAATCATACCAGCTTTACATAGTCGTTGTACTGTTATTGACTTCAAAGTTTCTAATGGTCAAAGAGGGAAAACTGCTGTTGCTTTTATGAAACGTTTGGAAAATATCTTAAAAGAACAAGAAATTGAGTATGATAAAAAAATATTAGCTCAGTTAATTGAAAAACATTATCCAGATTTTAGAAGAACTATCAACGAACTTCAAAGATATTCTGTACGTGGTAAGATTGACAGTGGTATTCTATTCAATCTAAAAGAAACAGACTATAAAAATCTTATGGGTTACCTGAAGAAAAAAGAGTTTGATAGTATGAGGAAGTGGGTAATCCAACATTTAGATATGGACGCTACTGATCTATTCAGAGGTGTCTATGATGTTCTATATGAGAGTTTAGAACCTAAATCCGTACCTCAAGCGATATTAATAATTGCTGGCTACCAGTACAAGGCAGCTTTTGTGGCTGACCACGAAATTAATGTAATCGCCTGTCTAACAGAGATTATGGCCAATTGTAAATTCAAGTGATGAAAGGAAACATTTTACTAAATATGCTTAGAAAGGCAAATGCCTTTTAAATCAATGAAAGAGATAAAGAAAAGAAATGGCAAAGAGAACATTATGGAGAGTTATGATAGTTAAGTTTAGAATGTGGTATGCTGACGTAAGAGGACACCACGGACATAGATGGAACTACGAACCATCCGAGCATTATATGGGTAGACACCCAAACAAAAATGGCAGACATTAACAAATTATTAAATGAAATAGGTAAATTAACTATGCAAGAAGCTGCTGATATGGCCAAAATGATGGAAGATCAGTGGGGAATACAAGCAAGTAATTTACAAGCAGCTGCTCCAACACCTGTTGCAGTTTCAGAAGAAAAGAGTACAGCTACAGTTATATTAAAAAGTTTTGGTGAAAAGAAAATGGGTGTATTAAAAGTTGTTAAAGAAGTATTAGGATTAGGCTTAATGGAAGCAAAGACTTTTATTGAAGATTTACCTAAAACGGTTGAAGAAAACCTTGAAACAGCACATGCTGAAGAATTAAAGAAGAAGTTAGAAGACGCTGGCGGAACAGCAGAACTTAAATAAAATTGATTCAAGGCACTAGTTTATATTATGTACGAATTAAAAGATTATTTAAAAGCTATAAACGAAACAAAAGTTAACCTTTTGAAGACCAGCGATATTGCCTGGATTAAAAAGTACCCTCCCTACATCATTAATAAGTGTTTATCCATGTTTTGGGATACACTTCCACATGCCAATGAAATGAATGGTTATCACTTCTTGGACAAAGACATACAATTTCAATTTTTACTAAATAGTATCAGACCAAAGAAACGTTTTGGAGGGAAGTGGATCAAACAAATTAAATTGATTGACTTGGAATATGTAAAAGAGTATTATGGATACAGTAATGATAAAGCAAGACAAGCACTACAAATACTCTCAAAAGAACATATAGATAAAATTAAACAAGCCTTATACAAAGGCGGGAGAAAAAAATGAATGATGAAATAAAGTGGTCACAAGATCAGATGTTAGAGGTGACTCTAAATCAACCAGACGATTTCTTAAAAGTTAGAGAAACACTTACCAGAATAGGTGTTGCAAGTAGAAAAGATAAGACCCTTTTTCAATCTTGTCACATATTACACAAACAAGGAAAGTATTACATAGTACATTTTAAAGAACTTTTTGCTTTAGATGGAAAGAAGGCAACTCTAATTAATAATGATATACAACGTAGAAATACAATAGCAGTATTACTAGAAGACTGGAAATTAATTAATATATTAAACAAAGATACAGCAAAAGAAAACAAAGCACCATTATCACAGATTAAAGTATTACCATTTAAAGAGAAAAAAGAGTGGATATTATCCGCTAAATATAATATAGGTAAGAAAATAATTAAGGAAGAGAAGCCTCTTCCGAAGGAAGAAAAACCTGATAATGCAGATACCAAAGTTTAGAGATTATATAACAGAGCAAAACCAAGGTCGTAAAGATAAACCGATTACGGTTGCTATACTTACTATAAATGATTCAGAGGATCCTCAAAAGGATTCAACTGTTGAACTTATAGAAAAGGCGTGTAAAAAACAAAAGACTAAATGTGTTATTGTTAATACTACATCTACTATAATCACAGCAAAAGACGAAGATAAGAACACCCTTACTGTCTATAATTACGATGGTAAGAATGGTGAACATACCTTTACAGGTAAAGATACCGTTGTTGTAACACGAGGTGGTGCAGTGGAGAACGAAGCTGGACTGTCTTTAATCTCTGCCTTTCAAAACTCACAATCATTTATGTTAAACACAAGAGCAGCTATGATGACTTGTGATAACAAATTAACGTCAGCTTTACTATTTGAAAAGTTTGGTATAGCTACACCAAGAACAGCATTTATATCTAACGAGAATAATATAAGAACTGGATTAGATATGATTGGTGGTAAGTTTCCACTTATCTTAAAGACATTAACAGGTACACAAGGTATCGGAGTAATAAAAATTGAAAGTTATGAGGGTCTTGTTGCAACTGTACAAGCAATGTGGAAATTAGAATCTGAACTTTTAATACAAGAATTTATGCCTACAAAGTTTGATGTAAGAACTTTTTGTTTAGATAACAAAGTTATTGCAAGTACAAAAAGAGTACATAGCTCATATGATTTTAGATCAAATACTCATAGAGGTGCCGAGGCACACCCTTATACTTTAAATGATGAAGAACATGAATTAATTTTAAAAGCTTCAAGAGCTTCAAAGGCATATATGGTAGGAGTTGACCATATAATACACAATAAAAAACCATACATTTTAGAAATCAATGGTAGTCCAGGATCAGGTGCTGATTATCAAGGTTACCAATACAAAGATTATTATTCTGATCCAGAACCATCTGGTAGAATAGACGGTGAAAAAATGATGGAATATCTTGTAGATTATATTCAAGATAGAAGTCATTGGGATAGACAATCACTTATAGAATGTGGTTGGTTAGAAACTGTTGACGTTACCGATGTAGATAAAGTTAGAGCTAAGTTTGATAGTGGTAACGGATCAAAAGCTTGTGCTTTACATGCCGATAAAATTATGTCAGATAAGAAAACTGTTAAATGGAAATATAACGGTAAAACTTATGAGAAACCTAAATTTGGTCAAAGTAAAATTTTTAGAGCAAATGCTACAAACGAACCTTCTGAAATTAGACCTACAATATTATTAGATTTAACCTTTAATGGTTTTACCTATAAAGATGTAGAGGTAGGATTAGATAGTAGACCAAGATCAGGATCAGACTTATTAATTAATAGAGATTTAATGAGACAAATGAATGTTAGTGTTAACCCTAATAGAACGTTTGTATTAAGTAAAAGACTAAAACCGGTTGACAAAGAACAGAAGTAAAACATTGCCTTTTTATAGGTAATGTGTTATATTAAATAATACAATAGGAGTTATTATGCAAGAAGTGAAAATATTAAGACTATCTACAGGCGAAGATGTAATTGCCAAGGTAGGTGAGAACGACCAAGGTGTAAGTCTAAAAAATCCATTCGTGATTATACCTCAACAAAGAGGTCCAGGACAACCATTACAATTAATGATGTCATTGTACAATGCCTTTGGTAAAAAGGATACTGTCACTATAACAAAAGAGAAAATAGTTTTTATGACAGAACCTAAAGATGAGATAAGAAAATCTTACGAACAAAACACAAGCTCAATTATAACAAAGAATCAAAAGTTAATAACCGAAGCTACGTGATAACAGTAAACTTTATTAGGACAAACAATGAGAAAGTCCAAGTAAAGGTGCCTGCTGGTTGGACTATAATGGAGGCAGCTAAAGAGGCATGTTTACCGGAAATTCCTGCTAGTTGTGGTGGTTGTTGTGCTTGTGCTACATGTCACATATATGTAAACAATGCCTGGATTGCCAAATTAGGTACTATAGATTATAATAGCAATGAGCAAGAATTATTAGAATATGAAAAAGGATATAAAAAAGGTATTAGCAGATTGAGTTGTCAAATTTCATTGACAAAAGAACATGATGGCATAACTTTACATTTACTTGATGACCAACTTTTATAAATCAGTTATAGAACACAAAGGTAAACTTCTAGTTAGAGGTATACATGATGGCAAAGACTATAAAGAAAAGATAGACTTTGGTCCTACTCTATATTCTATCACACAAAAAGATACAAAATTTAAAACTTTAGATAATCGCAATCTTAATCCTATTAAATTCAAAAACATTAATGACGCAAGAAGATTTAGACGAGACGTTGCAACCGATAATTCTCCTATTTACGGTTTAGAACGTTTTCATTATCAATATATTAATGACCAATTTCCTAAAAATATAAAATGGGAGAAAAAGTTTATTAAGATATTCACAATGGATATTGAGACTACAGTAACAGATGGTTTTCCAGATGTAGAAAACCCTACCGAAGAAATTATTTGTATCACTGTTAAAAATCAAACTAACAAACAGATTATAACATGGGGAACTGGTGCATATAAAACAGATAGATTAGATGTTACCTATGTACAATGTAAAACTGAACAGCATTTAATAATGGAGTTTATGAAATTTTGGTTAAAGAATCATCCAGATGTTATTACAGGATGGAATACCAAGTTTTTTGATTTACCATATTTAATGAATAGAATTAAATTAATTGCAGGCGAAAAGGTTGCAACTAGAATGTCGCCATGGAATTTAATAGAAAAAAATGAAATCATAGTAAGAGGTAGACCTCAAATAACATATACTTTAAAAGGTATTGTGATGTTAGATTACCTTGATCTGTATAGATGGTTTATTCCAACAAGACAAGAAAGCTATAAACTAGATTTTATTGGTGAGTTAGAACTAGGTAAAAAGAAACATGTAAATCCTTTTGAAACATTTAAAGATTTTTATGAAAAAGATTTCCAAAAGTTTATTGATTATAACATACAAGACGTTGAAATTGTTGACGCCTTGGAAGATAAACTTGGTTTAATTGAACTAGCATTAACTGTTGCATATGAATCTAAAGTAAACTATGATGATATATTTTCACAAGTAAGAGTATGGGATACTTTAATTGCAAATCATTTATTGGCAAAAAATATATGTATACCACCAAGAGAAGAACATATTAAAGATACAAAATATGAAGGCGCTTATGTAAAAGACCCTAAAGTCGGTCAGCATAAGTGGGTAGTTTCTTTTGATATTAATTCACTATATCCACATATCATTATACAATATAATATTTCGCCAGAGAAAATAATAGGACAGGATCCTTCAGGTATTTCTGTAAATAAAATGTTAAAACGGAAAATAGATTTATCTTATTTAAAAAATGAAAATGCCTGTGTAACACCTAACGGTGCGAAGTTTAAAAATGATAGTCAAGGTTTCTTACCAGAAATGATGGAGACCATGTACAATGAACGTGTTGTTTATAAGAAACGTATGTTAACTGCTAAAAAATTATATCAAAAGAATAAGGATCCCGAATTATTAAAAGAAATTTCTAGATGTCACAATATACAATGGGCAAGAAAGATTGCCTTAAACTCAGCTTATGGTGCAGTTGGTAACCAATACTTTAGATTTTATGATGTAAGACAAGCAAGTGCTATTACTACAACAGGTCAATTCATTATTAGATATATTGAGGAAAAAGTAAATGATTATATGAATAAGATTTTAAAAACAGAGTTTGATTATATTGTTGCGTCTGATACAGATTCAATTTATGTGACGATGGATAAGTTAGTTGAAAAGACTTGTCCAGGTAAAACAAATGAACAAATATGTAATTTTATTGATAAGGTTGTTGATAGTAGAATAGAACCATATATTCAAAAATGTTTTAATGAACTATCTGAATATTCAAATGCATTTAAAAATTGTATGGTAATGAAACGAGAAATAATTGCCAACAAAGGAATATGGGTTGCAAAGAAAAGATATATGTTAAACGTATTAGATGATGAAGGAGTAAGATTAGCTGATCCTAAATTAAAGATTATGGGTATTGAGGCAGTTAAATCATCAACACCACAAGTTTGTAGAGGTAAAATTAAAGAGGCAATTCAAATTATTATGAATAAAGATGAACCTACTTTACAAAAATTTATTGCAGACTTTAAAAAAGAATTTTTAGAAATGTCACCAGAACAAATATCCTTTCCTAGATCATGTAATAATATTAGTAAGTATAGAAACCCAGCAACCATCTTTAGTAAAGGAACACCAATACATGTAAAAGGTTCTTTAATATATAATCATAAATTAAAAGAAATGAAATTACATAAGAAATATCCTTACATAAAAGAAGGAGATAAGATAAAGTTTCTTAAATTAATACAGGCAAATCCATTTAGATTTGATGTGATTAGTTATATTACAACGTTACCATATGAATTTAATTTAAAGAAATATATAGATTACGAAACACAATTTGAAAAAACATTCCTTGATCCTATGAGATTTATATTACAATCTATAGGTTGGTCACAGGAAAAGAGAGCAAATCTGGAGGCATTTTTCGGATGAGTTTATATAAAAAAGTAGAAAAAGTTATACCAGAGATTGAGTGGAAGTTTCACGCTCCTTATATTGAAAGTATTAATAAATTAAAAAAAGAAAAGAATGTTGTAATACTAGCACACAATTATATGACACCAGAAATATATCATTGTGTTGCTGACATAGTTGGTGATTCTTTATTACTAGCAAAAGAAGCAGCGAAAACATCAGCAGATATTATTTTGATGTGTGGTGTTTATTTTATGGCAGAAACAGC